TTTGCTAATCTTATTAGAAATATTATCTTGTTCATCACCTTGTTCTTTTTTTCTTTTCATCATCTTTGGTGACATTCTAGCGCCTGTAGGATTCATATCTGTACCACTAGTATTATTCGCTGGAGCGTCTTCATCAATCTTGTTGATGATCTCGTCCATCATTTCTTTATAATGTTTTGGCATATTCGTTCTCCGATATTAATTTATTATCAACTTCGTAAACATCAACTCCGAAACAATTTGTAATTGGTTCTTCATTAATAGATAATACTTCACCTTGTTCATTTAATAAATCATCATATTGTTTTGTATCTTTTAAGTAACTGATAACAGCACTTTCAATCAAACTCTTATGTTCTTCATACCTTTTGTCTTCTCTTAATAGAGTAGCAAGAGCCACAGCAAAAGTTCCTAGTTTACCTCCTAGTCCAACTCTTTTTAGTATTCGTTTTAAATTAAATATAAACCTATGAAGAATAGTATAAGATTTTTTCTCAGCTCTAGTCTTTAGTGTTTTATATTTTTTCAATACATTTCCATCTTTATCAATTATACCTTGTTTAAACGCCTCTTGTTTTTCAAAAGGAGTTACAAGTAATTTGATAACTCTATATGTTATAACTAAATCTACTGCTCTATTCGCCATTATAGTTCTCTTAAAAGTTTCTGTATGTTACTATCTACTTTGATTGTATCTAGTTCATGTGGATAAAGGTATCCAAGATAATCTAATATTGTTTTTAAAGATGACCAATAATCTTTATCTACTTTATATAGTAATAAAGTTACAGCGGCTTCTACTCCAAAAACATTTTGTAATACTATCATATGATTGACTGCCAATCGTACTTTAATATTACCTGTTATCTTGTATTTACGAAAGAGTCTTTTAAGATATTTAAATCTTTTAAGATCATCATAAAATTCTTGCTCACTATTCAATATTGGTTTATCATAATTATGTTGAGCGAACAATAACCAATTGTCTTTCGTAATCTCCTGAAACATCAACTACACTAATTTAGCGTAGACCTTTGAAGTTCCGTTTTTGATTGTTTCATAAGTTATTTCTAACTTTAATCCACCCTCTTTTTTATGAGATATACCGTCATCATTTATATCAGAACCATCAGTGTCTTTACCAAATCTTCCACCAAACTGTTTCACTTCAGCTGTTACTTTACCGTTGTCGCCTTCTAATGCTACATCAGCTACTGTTAAACCTATTCTTTCAAGTTTTTCTTTTAACTTGTCAACTGCGAATTGAGGTTTTATATATTCACAATCTGCTACTGAACCAACAAAAGCATTTACTCTTTTTAGTACGTCAGCATCGTGTATATTATGTACACCAATGTTAGAATCTTCAACACCGTTAGCTGTAGAAGTTCCCACAGAAGCAGCAGTCTTATCTGATCCACTGTATCTTTCTTTAATGTGTGTTTTAAACGTTTTCATTTTTTTCTTCCTGTTTTTCTTTTTCCGAAGATGTTTCAGTTTCCTTTTCAGGTATTGCTGCTATATCTTCTTCAAAATCTTTAATGTCTTTTTCTTTATTAAAAGTTTTAAATGTTTTCATACTAACTCGTTGCTAAGTTCAACGCCTTCTCTTTTTCAGCTGGCATTTCTTTTTTAATATCAGCTGGTTTTACTAGTGTTAATAACTTATCTACTTGTTGAATAGCTCCATAAACAGCGTTTAGATTACTTTTCATGTTACCTAAATCTTTTTCTACTTGTACTATTCTTTCTTTAGTAGTATTAAAATCATTTTCTAATACTTTTCTTTCTTCTAATAATGTTTTTTCATCAATTGTTGCCATAAAATATCCAATCTATTATGCTAGAGCGTAACCATTACCTGCGATTACATTCCAATTACTATTCTTAAATAAACAAGTTACTGTTTCACCTGGTGCGTTCAAAGTAATAGTAGAGTAACCTCTTAAATTAGAAGGTGTAATTACTATGTTATTTGTACCACTTGTTGAAACATTAATAATTGTTTTTATTTGTCCATCTGCTCCATCAGCCATACCACATGCGTGTGTTGCTGAAGTTGCATTAATTTCTGTTACTGCCGCAAGTATATCAACAGCTGTAGTTGTACTACCATCTGCTGTAATTGTTTGTGACGCTTGTTTTAAACCTAAGAACGAAGGTATGTTATTGAAAACATCTGCTGCTGTAATTTTTTTATTGATTGGTGTGTTTAATGGGTCATCAACAACATGAAATAAATCTACTGCTGCTAAGTTGTCACCTAAATCGGACAATGCCGTTACTTTTTTGTCTGCCATTTTGTTTCTCCTGTTAACCCTTTCGGGAATGCTACTCTAGGTATCTGCCTAGATCAAGTTAATCATATTATTATATATAAGGGCGCTTATGCGCCCCTATAAATTATTTAATTATTACGCTGCTACTGTAATTGAACCAGCCGCTGTACCAATAGCTGAACTGTTAGTGATAGTAGATACTGTTGAAGTACCTGCATCTTTAATAGTTCCACCGTTTAATCCAGTTGCGTTAGTACCAATAACTAATACATCATCTTCATTAGTTGCTGCGTTAGCTGCTCCTAATGTGAATCTAAATGTAAGTTCGTTAGTTCCAGTTCCAGATAAGTAAGACGCCAAGTGTGGACCTCTACCTGTACCAGCACCTTGGTTACCATTTGTAATAGTAACTTGAGGTGTACCACCAACATCAACTGCTTCGTTAAATCTTACCAATACATCAATGTTACCACCATCTGATTTATCAAATGCTGTAGTAACAAATTCTATTTCTGTTATATTTGCAGTTCCCATATTAACATTCAATCCACCGATTGCTACTAATACTTCTGGATCTGCACTTGTGTTTCCGTTTCCGGATAATACTGAACCTGCTTCTCTAACCCAACCAGATGGAGTTGCGTAAACTTCCTTCTTTTCGGTGTCAGTCAAGTTTTTAGGTTTAATATCGTTTCCCCATAAAGCCATGCTTCTCTCCTTTTTAAATCTAGTCGCTTTAAATCTACGACTTTTGATTTGTTAATTAACGTTACTATTTATAAGATTAGAAGCCTAGTTTTTTAAGCTGTGATATTGTTTGAGAGGCTGATTTGAAAGTGATACCTATACCACCTCTAGCTGTGAATTGTGATGTATTTTTGTCATAATCATCAATAAGAATACAAGGTTGACCTTGATTTGTAGCAAAGTTTTGTTTCTCTCGTCTTCTTACCAGATTTACTCTACCACCTGACATACCTAAGTTCTTTTTACACCACGCTGACTTACCTGGTATACAATTAGGATCAAAGGTTTTTTCCATGTAAGCTGATAATATATGTGGGTTGTACTTCTTAACAAAGTTGTACATTACTTTACCTTGACCCAACCAAGGCATATTAGCCCAGAAATTAGGATAATCTAATACTGTATCCCATTTTCTACTAGTAGGTATCTTTAACCATGCGGCCTTAGACTTACCAGTCGCCTTTTCTATTTGTTTACCAAAGTCACAAAGAACGCCGTCCATGTCTAGGTATATTCTAGGTAATTCTTTTTTCATTTATACTATAATATACCATACTTCTAGCCGTTTGTCAACTAAAAAATTGGTCTATGTTCTTGGTTTGTTCTAGTTTTTGTAATCTACTGAAGGCTCAGTTTCAACTTTTGTTAGTTTTGAACCCGAATCAGCATGAAGTTTTTTCTTTGTATCTTTCTTCTCATCACCATTATCTACATCATTAGCTTCATCTTTAGTTTCATCTTTATGCTTAGCGCCTTTCATTATAGTGCCATCAGGCATTTTATGAGTTGCGGCTTCCCAAGCTTGCTTCCATGATTCGTTTTTAGATTTATAATTATCAGTTTTTTTAGTTTGAAGTTCTTTAGCATCTAAATCTTCTTTTTTAGGTTTAGATGGTTTTTCATCATCTTTGTCGTAAGCGTCTTCTTCTGTTTTATCACTCATCTTTTTAGCAATTGCTTTTTGTAGAGCTGGTGGCAACTTCTTTTGTGCCGCTGATAATTCTTCGTTTTTCGCTTTGTATTTTGTGTCAATCTTATTAAAGAAATCTTTTTTTTCTTTTGGTGACATAGAGCCGATACCTTTACCAGCTTTGTCTAGTTCTTTTTTGAACATATCTTGGTAGGCATTATCGTTTAACTTTGTTGCTTCATTCGCCATTAGTTCTTCAATGCTACCTGGTTTGTGTTTTAAATAACTCATTGTTTTTATCCTTTTACTTGTTTCGCTAAATCTTTGTCAGCGCCACCCCAGGTACCTGAGGATTTTGTAATGAAAGAGTTTACTCTAGCGAAAGCCCATTGTTGTTGACTTGCGCCAGGTCTATGTCCACTTTTCCAAGCAGCCATACCTCTATCATAAACTTTTTTTAATATTGAATAAGGCATACCTGATTTCTCAGCCTTCTTCTTTAAACCTGTGATTGATTCTATATACAATCTTCTATCTTCATTTATATTGTTTTCTTTAAATTTTTCTTTTGCTTTCTTTATTGCATCTCTACTACCCATACCAGTTCTCAATAAATCATTTACATGCGATTGAGCTTGGTTAGATAATTTTTTAAATGCTCTATCTAAATCTTTAGAAGTAACACCTAATGTTTTATTATGTACAGTAGGATTAAAAGCACTTGTATTTTCTTTGTTTAAAATCTTTTTAGCAATTTCATGTCCTTTTTTGATAGTCTTCTTTTCTAAAGGTGGCTCATCATTCATAGATTTTTTAGCCTGTGCCATACCGATAGCGTAAGCGTCATCTTTTTTCATTTCTTTTATATTGTATAATCTTTTTGCTTGTGCTAGTTTAGTTTCTAAATCTTTTAATTCTTTCTTATCTTTAATCATAATAGTACCACTCATACCACCAGATTTA